GCTTGCTGCTGTCGCCTTGCCTATTGCCACTGTTACTCCTAAACCAATAACAGCAGCAGCAGCCTCGGCCGCATCTACTAGTGCGTCTGTGTTTTCTGATAGCTCGAATATTTCTGAGGCTAGGCTATTGTAGGAAGATGCTAACGAATCATTAAGCCCGAGACTTGCATTTATATTTATATTTAACTCTTCAAACGCTTGACCTAATGTGTCCTCTGCGCCTGCAAGCCCTAATGCTGCCGCCCTTGCAGCGCCACCGTATTTTGAAGCTATCTCATCAAGAATTACCCTTTGAGCAGCCATTATATCGCCGCTTTCAGTGAGTGATTTTGCGAGATCCTTTTGTGTTTGCGTAAATGTCACACCTGATCTCGACATAGCTGACATTCCACGCGCTGGATCTTCGAGCGCTTTTGCTAGTTGGGTCATGCTAGATGATACGTCAGCGCTTGTTACTGCTGACAAGTTCAAAGCTGCTTCTGTTACTTCATCAAAGTTTTCAACTGCTATATTTCCGAAAGACAGCATTATTGTTTGCGCTTTCATTATTCCTTCTGTACTGCCTAGCGTAGCAAGCGCCAAACCTTGAGCTGATTCTCTCATCTGATCAGCTGATATTTCACTTATTCTGCCTGTAGCCTCAAGCAATGCATTTACCTTGAACAGGCTTGTCTCGAGGTCTTTCATTTGACCTATACCTGCTCCGACAGACAATCCAGCAGCAGCGGCAGCAACACCGAAAGCGGTCATAGCAACACCGCCAGCAGTAACAACTGTCGTTAATGATGATATGCGTGAAGATATCCCACCAAGCGGCCCATTTATTGTGCTAACCGATGCACTGGCGTTTCTCCCAAATGACTTGAACTGTGACTCAAGTGAGTGGACTTTCTTCTCTGTTTTTACGCCAGTGCTTGCAAGCTTGTTTAATTTACTGTTTGCAGTGTCTAGCTCTCTTGTATCACTGCGAAAACCGATTGTTGCTAAATCTGCCATTATAAAACCCTCTTGTTTTTGTACATTATAACACCATTTTTATGCTACAATAGCCATGCGGCTAGGCTCATTACCGAAAATCATCTAGTCAATGACTGCCGCAACATCTTCCGACTAACCTTTGACGAGGCAAATTATGCGCAAAGTACTAAACGACATGGTCGTTGATTCTGTATTTCAAACTAGTAAAAATGGCAAACTTAAAATCATAAAAGTGGTTGACTCATGCAATATTGATGTTGAATTCTTGGATACTGGATATAAAACAACAACAAAGGCTTGCCATATACGAGATGGAATAGTAAAAGATTATTTACTTAAATCAGTATATGGGGTTGGGTTTATAGGTATTGGCTCTAACAGTGCCAAGCTAAACGGCAAAAAATCAATTGCTTACGAGACTTGGCGGCACATGCTAGAGAGATGCTACAGCCCGCAAATGCTGAAGAAAAACCCAACGTATATAGGTTGCTCTGTGTGCAAAGAGTGGCATGACTTCCAAGTTTTCTGTGAATGGTTTTATGATAACTACACTAAAGGCTACCATTTGGATAAAGACATAAAGGTAGATGGCAATAAGATTTACTCACCTGAAACATGCCTTTTCGTTAAAGCTGAAGATAATTCAATAAAGGCAAATGCTAGGTATTTTTCAATGATAACCCCTAGTGGTGAAAAGTTTGTAATTTACAACTTAACGCAGTTTTGCAGAGAAAATAACCTTCAAGCATCATCAATGAGTAATGTGTACCACGGCAAGCAGAAAAGCCACAAAGGATGGGCTAAGGCATAGCCAAGTCAGCCATTATATTACTCCTATAAAAAAGCCGCAGTTAAGCGGCTGGTGGTAGCCGTTAGGCCTTTAATTTGTTGAATTGTTTTTCTTCAGCTTCTAATATTTTACTTATCGACTCGTTTTGTTGCCGTATATCTTCAGCTGTAAACTCCCGCTCATACGGTGGAGGAGTTGGTTTTTTGCCAATCTGTAAATAATTACAATACCGTGAACTCATCATAATTATCTGCTCTGCCTCCCAAGCTGTTAGATTAGAGCCTGACAATTCAGAATAGGCTTTTAGCTCCTGCCAAGTCACAGGATAAACGCCCATACCAACGCCCAAACACGGCCCAACCTTGCGGAAGTGCGAGACTAAAAGCGGATCTGCATCAGGCAGTTTGCAAATTGGATGTGAATCCCCGAAATCTTCGATTCTGCTTTTACCGTCACGCCCATCTTGAGGCGCGTTAAGCCACCCCAAGTGCGCACTATATAAGCTAAGGTTCTCACTTAGCTCTTGATAAAATTGCCTCTATCTCGAATGAACGCCTCAACCTGCTCACGAATCCAAGTATATTCAGGATTGAAATATAAATCCTTCATAGCATCAGTTGAGAATTTGAGCGGTTTTCCGTTCATAACTAAATAACAGCCTGTTGTGATTTTCGCCAGCATATCACATGCTTTCTCTTCTGCATCACGCGCAGTTTGTTCGCCTTTCTGCTCTCGCGCAGCTTTCATCAACTTGTTAAATTCTGACTTATAATTATTAGTGTCCGAGCTTAATAGGTCGATAGTAAAAGCCTTTCCGTCTAGTTCCAATACTGAACCGTTAGCAGGGTGCAGCAATTCTAATTTTTGCGCTTCTTGTGTTGCTTTTAAATTTGATAAATCCATAATTCATACCTCGTATTATCATCCGAAAACAAAGAGCGGTGGCGATGGATGAAGTCGCCAAGGTTATCACCTCGTTACCGCAAAAGTATTACTAAGGAGCAGCCACTCGCACAGGCTCATAGTTAAGCTCGATTGTTGCGTCCATCATCATATTATCACCTGCTGAACCTGGAGTTTCCTGGTACGCGCCAACATAGCCAGCAGTGTAGCGGATAGCTCCGTTTGGATATGTGATTTTATATGATAAATCTTGACCTTTTGTAGCGCCATTTAATCCGTCCAGCAGAATAGCGTGGCCCGCATCGCCTTCAGTGTATAGATTATTGAGCGTTAACTGCCCCCAATCAATCGGCCCTTGTGATTTGCACACTGTGCCGGTTTTTAGTGGCGTTGATGATGTTGGAGAAGATGATCCGCCAAACTGCGGAATCGTCAACGTATTACCTACTTCAGTATATGATAAAGCGGCATAGCCTGCTTCGTCCCGTGTTGCTGGTGCTGCCACTGATACTTCAATGAAAGCGCCGATTGATGCTACTGCACAACCTGCCATAATTACTACCTCTTTATGTTAAAAATTAACTGTTTAATTATACACCTTTTTAGCTGTTACATGCTAACACTACTAAATCGATACTTAATGATACCATATTATGCGTTTTATTTGCCGGTAGCATTGCCGCGCTAACGTTTGACACTTGCACCTTTTGCTCTGCTGATTCGTAAATAAAAGATGCTCGCGGAAATTCTGCTTTTATCTCGTTACTGATAGCCAATCCAGAGAACTTGCCGTTATCTTTAGGCGTGTAGATATCAAGCTGATAGATAGAGTCCTGCCTATCACTTGAGTCAGCCGCAAGGCCTAGCGGGTCTGTGTCATTGCTCAGAAACGTTTCTTTTAAATACGTCTCTGTTGTAACTGGCGTAAAAGCTGCGCCTTGAATGCAAAGCCTAGCGCCTACCACTGTTGCCGACGAGTCGAATGGGTCTGGCACTATAAGCGCGTCTGCGAATGCTTGAGCTTTATCAAGTAGCGCTTTAGCTGTTACGAAATCATCTATCATTGATTAGCCCTTATTTGTTCATTAACTATCTTATTCCAACGCCTAGCCGTTAATCTTACAATACCATTTGCGGGTTGGTCACTGTGCCCGTACTCGATTAACATTGCATAAGGCATTGAGTTTGTATAATAAAATACTTGCCCCACCTTGAAGCCGCCTAGCATTGCATGCAAACTGCCGACAGCATCGCGCCCACTATCCCTAGAAACGAAATCAACAGGATTACCGATTCCACCTATCCAAGCTGACTTGAAGAATCCTTTATCTACTGGACTCTTAAATTCCATCTCATTACCAAGCTGAATAAATGAGCTTCTAACAACCCTATCCTGTTTCTCTATGGATAGTTTAGCGAACTTTTTTAAATCGTTAGCTAGGCTCACTGCTATTTTTCTTTTATGATTTCAGCAAGCTCATCTTTCATTGCTTGCGGTAATTCATCGGCGTATTTAGCCAATATATCAAGAGTTTCCTGTATGCCGTCAATCTGCGAGCAATCAACTTTAAAATCAACAGTTGCCAATGCATTGCTTTTTACTGGATGTAATGACAGCCCATGTAATTCCGCAATCTGCTCAAGTGTTTCAGTGCCCAATAGGGCGTGAACGTTATCCATGCCTGAAACGTCGGAAACAAGTACGTCAATAGTCGCTGTGACGCTGCCGCCGATTTCAGTATGAATATC